TACCTTCTGGAGACATTGTACGTCTTGGGTCTAGCGGATTCATTACACGCTCTGGATCATCTGCTGGAATACCTTGTCCGGGAACAGGCATCCCCATTCTATCCATCATAAACAACATGGTTTGTGTTTTATCAGGAACATAATCAAAGAAAGTACCTTTAAGCATGCCTTCAGGCTGAAAGTCTCTAAATCTTTTTCTTTGCTCATTAGCCATAGCTTCTATTTGTTTTTGAGGATCATCAGGCATACCGCCTTCTTCAAATCTTTGTATTAATCCACCAATGTTAAAAGCTTGATCATTCATTTCTTTTTCTTCTTTATCTTTATCTGAAAACATTTGAATTAATCCCATTGGCATACCGCCTTCAATCATATTTTTCATTAAACCAATGCCTGACATGTCTCCACCTATTATTCCTCCTTCTGCCATATTAGTAGGACGCATATTGTATCCTTGTGGCAATACATCGCCCTCTAACATCATTTGTTCGCCCTCAAAAGCAGAAGCTAAAGGATCACCCATAGGAATCATTCTTCTTTGCTCAGTTGGCATATATGGTCCTTCGTATTGAAATTCGCTTTCTTCTTCTTGTTTAATATCATCAAAAGGAACATACATTTCTCCAACCAAACCAGAACCTACAGAACCAGCTGTTTGTCCTATATTTTCAGGACTAAGAGCATCTGTTGCCATACCACCCATTCTTTGTAAAAAGCTAGGATCAGCAACTGGAGTAGTAGTGGTAGATAAGTTTGGTTGTATTTGAGTGCCATCAAATCTTACTGCAGGAGGTTGTCCAGTAGCAACGTTTGGATTGTAATTTGCAGGATCACCTATAGGAAAAGCTTTATCAGCAGTTTTGCCTACATCTTTAAATATTTCACTTCCACCAATAGCTTTATCTAGTAAACCACCAGTTATACCACCCATAAGACCTGCTGTAATACCTTCTTTAAGACTTCCACCTTCAGCTATTGTTCCAACACCAGTACCTAAAGCAGATGCAACCAAAGGACTTAGCGTACCTGCCATTAAAGAAGGAGCAGCCATAGAAAAAAGCAAAGGTAAAAATGCTTCTTTTTGTCCTGTGTCTGGATTAGTGGTTAATTCGCCTGTGGGCGACAGAGAAGCCAGCATATCAACTTCTATAGGATTCATGTGTACAAGCATAGTATCACCATATCTGCCCTTAGAAGCTAAATGGTTAGCTGCATCTTTAAGTGGATTTCTTTTATTCATTGTGGTCTCTCGTTAATCTGTTTCTAATACACTTATAAAAATATTAAATTTATTAGCTGAACTTGCAGTTAATTTTATTATATCAGCTTCATCTAATACTAAAACTTCGCCATTGGTTAAAAAAGCCTTGCGAGTCTCAGCAGCAATAGATTCTTTATCCCATGTTACTGTAACACTTTCGCTTGTATCTGTCATCTGAACAGTAAGCGTCATAGCACTGCTACCATCTATATTGTAAGCACTTAAAGTTTTAACAATAGCAACTTTATCGTTAGGAACTGTATAAACACTTGTAGCATCTGTGCTAGAAAGACTGGTTATCACATTTTTATAATTATTAGCCATTAAGATATATACCAGTCAAATGCTTGTTGAACAGACCTTATTTCATTTGGTGATTGTATTTGATTAAATTTTAATCGTAATTGATTAATTAACCTAAAAAAATAGTTTCGATCATATTCTAATTTAGGCAACTCTAATGGTTCTTTTACGTTAAAAGAATCGCTCATCTTCTACCATCCTGACGTATATCAAATCTAGTATCACCTAAACGCCAAAGATTATCTTCATCTGTACTTTCAACTCTAACTCTCATTTGCCTTGCTCTTGCCCTAACATTAGAAACACCTGTACTAGAACCAACTGAAGCTGTCGTTGCTGTTGTTAAAGTACCAAGTGGATAATTTCTTGTTTTAATTGAATAAGTTACTGTTGGATCAGTAGATGAACCATAAAATAAAACATCAGGTATTATCCTATTTATAAACATAAATTGATTGCCATCACCTGCATCAAAGTCTGCACTTTCTACAAATGCAGTCATTGCAGAACCATCTGCATTAGAACCTGTTTCATGGTCATATAAATAATTATTTGTGCCTGCAGCTAAAGGTGCAACAGTAGATGATCCAATATCAATCCAAGCTGTTCTATCCATATTTCCTATATGCCATACTTTATCTAAATAATTATATGTAACATAACGATCTATTTCTGTTGATGAAGAAGAACAATAAAACCAAGTTACTTCATTAAATTTTGCATTTTTTGCAGCAAACACTTTATAAACTTGAGAATAGTTAAAATCATCAAATACATATGCTCTAACAGTACAAGGCAAAGATTGAACACCGCCTTCATAAATATAAAAATTATCTTCATCCATAAAATATATGGAATTATTAGCATTAATAGCAGCTTGTGGTGAAACCATGCTTACAGATTGAGTAACTAAATTAACACCAAAAGTAAAAGGAGGTCCTATAAACTGAACAGCATATAAAGCTATATCTGTAAAAATAATAATTTCTTCTCTAGTTCTTGAAGCACCAATTATTTTAGAACCAGCAGATAATCTTATACTTCCTGCAGTATTTGTAGTTTTAGGTGTCCACATAGCAGCATCTTCTTGATTGCACCATCTAACTAACATTGGGTCTTGAGTAGAAGTGCCTATTGTATTTGCTCCTAAAGCTAAAATATGTCTATCGGTTTCAGAAACAATAATTTGATTTGCTATTGTTGGAACATCAGATGCACCTGATAAACTTGAAAAATTTACTGATCTTGTGTTTTCTCCATTAGTTTTATCCCAATAAAATAAACCACCGCCTCTTGGATTAGAAATCATATCTTCTCCAAAATTATCAATAGTCCATAATCTTAATTGTGAAGAAAATCCAGAGGTTCCTCCACCCCAAGAACTTTCACCGAAATAACCAGAACCAAAACCAAAACCAGAAACATAATCATCTAGTCCTACATTAAGTTGATATGCTCCAACAACACTTGATCCACCATTTCCTGAATCACTTGCATTTGCTGTAACTGTAGCACCATCTGTGTCTTTGGCTTCAATAGTGTAACTGTTATCGTTTACAATGGTTGCTATCTGATATTCTTGATTTAAAACATTAGCAACAATGTTACCCCCTAAACTAGCTGCTCCACTAAAAGTTACAAAATCATTTTTTACAGCACCATGTGCTGTATCAGCTACAGTAATAGTTGCGTCACCATTTGACGCTGAAAATGTTACATCACCAGCAGAAGTAGTTGCTCTTATAGGTGTTATATCATAATAACTAGAACCTTTATTTAAATACAATTTTAAATTAGTTCCTAAACCTATAAACTTATCTGAATCTAAAGCAACCCATTGATGTAGTTTTCTACAAATACCTAAAAAAGTATTAAGATTATTTTTTACCCAACCACCTATTTTTTCAGGTCTACCTGATCTAAATCTAATTTTATCGCAGTCATACCATCCTCCTTCATTGCTGTAAGAAGTTCCTTCTTTATTAATTCCGGGTTGAAAAGTGTATCTTGATAGAGGCACATCAACCTCCAAAAATTATTGATGCCATACCTACAATTAAAGTAATTAAGGTAGCTAAAATAAAATGTTCTATTCTTTTTACACGATTTAACATTTCAAGCCATCGTTCTGCACAAACCGCTTCATGTTTTTCTATTCTTGTATGCACATTTGAAATCCTAGTATTTAATTCAAATTCTATATCTGAAACTTTACTCATGTTGCCGGCTCTACTTCCCAACAATTTAAGTTTGAAGCAACTGTTCTTCTTTCGCCTTCACCTTTGAAGGGGTAAACCATGTGAGACAACCAAGAAGGAAATAAATATAGCTTTCCGACTTCAGGTTGTACTTCAAAAGATTGTGGTGGTCTTAATCGTTCTACATTCATAATTTCGTTTCTGCCGTAGTTAAAGGCTAAATACCCATCACACGCACCAGACGATTCATATTTGTTATACATAGGACTTCCAGCAGCAGGTTGATCTAGTATTTGTTGTGGCACTTTAGTCCAACAAGTTGTCGATATTCCCATAATTGTTTTAGTGCCGTGATCGTGTATAGGGTTGTA